GACAATTGCTGTCCTCCTTGTTGCAGCCTCTATGTTTCTGATCGCGTGGACGTTCATTCATGGGACCTGAATCCGTCACCGTCTCGGCCGGCGGCATGACATGGTCGGCGTTCGAGAGCGTCGACGTCACCGCCGGCTTCAACGAGGCCGCGCGCAGTTTTTGTTTGTCTATCGCGGCCCAGCTCGGCGGCGCGGGGACGTTCGCGACGTTTACCGCCGGCGCTCCGGTTTCGGTTTCGTCGAACGGCGATCTGCTGGTGACCGGTTATGTCGATCGATACCAGCCGCATCGCGACAAGCACGACAAGTCCATGATCAGCGTTTCGGGGCGTGGCAAGGGGCAGGACGCGATCGACTGCTCTGCTATTCATGCGACCGGTAATTTCCAGAACCAGACCGTGCTGCAGATTGCGCAGGCGCTGGACCAGTTCGGCATTGGATTTGAAACTGACCAGATGTTGCAGCAGATTCCGTCGTATCAAGTGACGCCGGGCGAGACTGTGTTTCGCTGCATCGAGAAGCTTTGCCGCAGCCAGGGCCTCGTTGTGGCCGGACAGCCCGACGGCTCGATCAAGATCACGAAAGTTTCTGGAGCGAGTAACTCGCCGCTGATAGAGGGATTCAATTGCAAGGCGCTGTCGGCCGATCACAACTGGGCCGGGCGGCACAGCCATGTGCATGCACGAGGACAGCGGGCGAGCGGCAACGGCGCATCGAATCTGCAGATCGAGCAGGTCGCGATGGACCGCTCGGTCAATCGCTTTCGCCCGGTGGTGGTCGTGATCGACGAAGACACCGATTCGACGCGGGCGATGTCGCGCGCGCAGTGGCGGCTGGCTCGCGAGGCCGGCCACGCACTCAAGGCGACGGTCGAAGTGCAGGGCTTCCATGATGAAGCCGGTCAGCTCTGGACGCCCGGCAATATTTCCTGGCTGGAGAGCCAGTTTCTCGCCGTGCAGCAGAACATGGCGATCGAGCGCGTGACCTATTCGCAATCGAAATCGGGCTCGACGACACAGCTTGAGCTCTGCGATCCGCAGGCGCTGGGCGGCGAGGGATCGAGCGGCGCCGGTGGAGCTCAAACCGATTCCTCCTGGGACGTCGGAGGCGAGGAGTGAGCTATTCCTGGCTGCGGCATTCGATGGAAGGCAACGACGCAACGCTCTCGATGATACGCCGGGCGATGGTGCAGCAGGTCGACGATACCGGCCCGCAGCAGCTGCTCAATTTGATCGGGCTCGTCGGCGATCAGCCGCAGAAGGTGCCGCGGGTTTTGCCGCACGGCTTCGCCTCGAATCCGCCGCAGGGGGCCGAGGGCATTTTGAAATCACTCGGCGGTCGTTCCGATCGCGCCATGTTCATCGGCGGCGAGCATCCGCAGTTCCGCCAGAAGAATCTCGCGAGCGGCGCGAGCGTGCTCTACGACCAGAACGGCAACGTGATCTTTGCCAACATGAAAAACGGCATCCAGATCTCGACCAAGACCGGCAACGTCGCCGTGACCGCGGCACAAGGGCAGAACATCTTTCTCGGCGGTGATGGCAGCAGTGGCACATTTGCCCCGATCATGACCGGCAGCGGACCGGCGCTGAACGTGATGGTCAGGACGGCCTAATCCAGTGCCAGAATTTCTGATCCGCGCCAACGAAGGCTGCGCGCCTGATCCGTTTCTGCTGTGGGATTCGGTTCACCGTGACATCGAGGGCGGCACCGACTTTGTCTGCGATTGGGTTCTGGCCGCTCCGGGCCTCAATACGCTCAATGTCGGCGGCCTGCAGGCGACGAGTGAACTCGCGACCGCAGTTTTTCTGTCGCTGTTCACGGATGCCTTTGTGCCGCCGGATCATCCGCTGGCGTATCTCGCCGACGGCGACAACCGCGGTTATTGGGGCGACGGCATCGACGTCCGAACCGATCTCGGCGAGACCACGCTCGGCTCGTTGCTGTGGCTATTGGAGCGCGCCCCCTTGGTTGCCGCCGGGGTCGGCGTCGACATGTGGGCGCAGAGCTTTGCGCTGCAGGCCCTGGCGCCGCTGCAGGCGCAGGGCGCGGTGGCGAAGATCACAGCTCTGGCCGCGGTCGACACGCAAAACAGTCGGCTCGATCTCGCGGTCGCGCTCTATGGCAGCAACGGCGCGATCCTCTATTCGGGTCGTTTCTTCCTGGCCTGGCAGCAGCTCGCCGGCGGCTTTGTGAATCCCGCACAGCCGCGGCCGCCGGCGCCGATACCTCCGGTGCCGTCGTCCGCGCCGTCGCTCGATTTTTCGAAGCCGCAGAATTCTCAATTCCTCCCGATGCTCTGAAGGAATCACGCCATGAACATGATCAAGGCTCGCAACGTTGTGCTGGCCGGCTGGATGCTGGGCGCCGCGCTGTTCGGCGCCGCGCCGGTCGAGGCCGATTATCAGGTGATCGACGGTACGACGCACCTGATCCCCTTCAAGGCCTTCGCCTGCACCACGGGCTTTGGCACCGGCGTCTGTCCCGGCTACGTGCCGATGGATGCGAGCGGCAACGCCTTCGGCGTGCCCGGCAATCCGTTCTTTGTGAACTGTTCGAACTGTGGCGGCGGGGGCGGCGGCGTATCGGCGACATTTGGCGGCGCGATCGGATCGTCTGGGGTGCCCGGCGGCTTCAAAGACGCCTCCGGCAATTTCCAGCCGCTGCTTGGCGATACGTCCTTCGGCCAATGGGTCAACATCAAGTCGTCGGTTTCTATCCCGGTCACGGGCACATTCTTTCAGGCCACGCAACCCGTCAGTGCGGCTTCGTTGCCGTTACCGACAGGCGCGGCCACACAAACGACGAGCGCCGCCACCCTGACGGCGCTTGGTTCACCTTTCCAAGCTGGCGGCTCGATCGGAAATACATCGTTCGCCGCGACGCAGGCGACGGCTGCGAACCTAAACGCGACCGTCGTTGGCACGGGCACCTTCGCCACCCAGCTCACCGGCACCACGAACAATATCAATAATATCGCAGGCACGATCTCGCTGCCTACGGGTGCGGCGACATCCGCTCTTCAAACGACCGGGAATACTTCGCTTAGCACCATCGCAACGAACAGTGGGGCACAGGCGACGGCCGCCAATCAGGCGACGGCAAATGCGTCACTGGCGACAATTGCCACCAATACCGGCGCAGCAATCCCCGCCGGTTCGGCGATCATCGGCAAGGTAAGTCTCGACCAGACCACGCCAGGCACAACCAACAATGTTGCCGCCTCAGTCAATGGCGTACTGACCAATCCGACTTCAACGTTAACCCTTACTGCGACTACGACCGCGTATACGGCTGGCCAGTTGATCGCCAACAGCGCGACCGCTGGTAGCGTCGTCAATCCATCGTTTGTGATTGCCAATTCCGCAGGCGGTGCCGTGATATCACGGCTGCGGCTCTCGACGAATGACACGACGGCCACGGCATGGGGCGCACAGACCATTCAGGTCGATCTGTGGACTGTAACCCCGACGTGGACCAATGGTGATCGCGGTACATGGTCGCCCGCGACCGGGACCGGATCGCATCTTGCGGCCTTTACCTGCCTGATGTCAGCGGAGTTCGGCGATGGAGCCTATGCCGAGTGCGCGCCGACTGTCGGGACTTTTGCTTCGGTGAAGCTGCCCTCCGGAACTTCGATATTCTGGTCGCTGCAAGCAGTGAGCGGGTCCGGCGTCACCGGGGCAAGCAACGCGTTCACCGTCGCTGCCGAGGTTCTGAACTGATGCTAAATCGCAGACGGCTGTTGACCGGCGCTGCGGCGCTGGCCGCCTATTCCCGAATCCATCCGGCGAGGGCATTGTCTGCTGGTGAGCGCATTTTGCTTCTCGGGGCACAATCTCCAGCGCAAGCCTTCCTGGCACGGACCACGGGACTCAGCGCGAAGCACCAGGTAGCATACACCACTTTCATCAATGCGTTGGTGCTAGCCGGTGTATGGCCGCTGCTGAAGGTTCTCTATGTGCTCGCAACACAAAACTCCACGGTCGCGCTGCTGAACCTCATCAATGACACCTTTACGCTGGTTCCCATAGGCCCCCCCACCTTCACCGTTGACCAAGGTTACGCGGGTGACGGAGTATCGACCTTACTTGATACACAGTGGCTTGCGTCTAATTTCACCAGCTTGAACAACCTGAGCATGTTCGGCTGGGCATTGACCCATACGAACGGCAACGGTCAGTGGGGTTGCTTTGATGTAGGCGGAAGGGTGGGCCAACTTGCCTCGTCTAGCAGCCCAACGAACATGTTCATACGAATGAACCGGACTGCCGGCGCAGACATAAACCTGACCATTCCGACAGATATCGGTTTTTTTGGCGCGTCGCGAACGTCATCCACCAACGTCGATGCGCAGGCAAATGCGACGCAGTTTATTGGCAATACCCAAGCTTCGACTGTCCCGACTATCACAAGCATGAAAATTTGCGGTGTGGGGGTAAATCCGGGAGACTTCGATGTCGCGCAGGTCGGGATGTTCGGGGCCGGCAACGCGATGACGCCTGCTCAGATGAACGCGACATTCAAGGCGGCTCATCTTTACATGCAGACCATCGCAGGGGTGCCATGAGGCGCGCCCTTTTCGTTGCAGTGTTGCTGGTGACTGCTCTTGGATCATCCTTATCATTCGCATGGCGAAGTGGGGGTGTTCCACCGACGCCACCTGCGCAGGCGGCGGCCGCAGGTTTCACCAACAGAGTGTTTTTCGACGACTTCAATTCGACAGCCACAATCGATATGGCAAATTCCCAAACCGGGAATTTTAATTGGTATCTCGCGCAGTGGTTTTTTCACGGTGACACCGCGCTCTCGCCTTCTGAATTTTCTATCAGCGGATCAGTTCTGACACTCGCATCGACCACCGGACACTCTCTGGTTTCCGCCTTTGACACCAGTCCAGCGACGCCAGATCAATTCCACGGCAACGTGTTTGGAGGCGGTGCCTATATCGAAGCAAGCTTCAAGTTCAATCCGGCTCAAGGCGGCGGCGTCAATTTTTTCTCGATGGCAATTGAGCACATTGCCGACAACGCCACGCAAAGCCTATCGCGCTGGCCCGGGCAGGCGGCGGGCTTCGCGCATTTCATCGAGGTTGATTTTTTCGAGACGTTGGGCACGAGCACGACGCAATACCAAGCGACCAACCATGACTGGGGCGGGATTTTTAATGGTACGACATTTCCACAGAACATCGCCAATGACGGCAACAACGTAATCTCGATTGGAGCTGCGGATTTCACTCAGTTTCATACCTACGGAACTTTGTGGGTGCCTCAAAACGGAAGCACGCCGGGTCGCATCCAGCGGTATTTTGACAACGTTCTAGTCCAGTCCATTTTCTATTTCGGGCCGCCCGGTTTGCCGCCCCTTCCGACCGATGGCACGAACACATTCACCCCGTCGTCGGTCGGGCAGGCGGCTGCGACTTATTCGGTACTCGACGGGCAACGTCTTGCATTAACGCTGTTCGGATCGTCTACCGCGCCGCTTCAAGTCGATTGGGTTAAGGTCTGGAAGTGACCCCATCCCTTCCCCCGATGGCATGGACCCAGTTCACGCTGTCCGCCAAGCCATCTTGATCCCCACTTATCGTAAAGAACCTCTCCCCTCATGCCCTTTCCGATTCCGGCGCTGCTCGACCTGGTGCAGCGTTCACGCGCGGCGTTCCGCAGCTACCTGCCGGGCAGCGATGCCTGGCTGTGGCCGAACAACGTCAATCCGTCGGCCAAGGTGCTGGGCGGGATGAGCTTCGAGCTGTTCGGCTTTGCCGACGACATCCAGAAGCAGATATTTGCCTTGACCGCGGACGGGGAGAACCTCGATCTGCATGCTGCGGAAATCGGTGTGACGCCGCGCAAGCCGGCGCAGCCATCGGGAGGCAATATCGTCGTCACCACGCCGGCCGACATCGCGATCGCGGCCGGCGCGCAGTTCGTGCGCTCGGATGGTGTGCAGATCATCGCGCAGCAGTCCGCTGGACTCGCCGGCGCCGGCACGCTGACCATTGCAGTGGAGGCCGCAAGCGGCGGCCAGAACACCATCACGATCGCCAACACGCCGCTGACGATCCTCTCCGGTGTGACCGGAGATGGTGCTGCGACGGCGACGATCGCGGTCGATTCCAACGGCCTGATGGGCGGGCTGAATGTAGAGGAGGACGGCGAGCCCTTTACGACGGACCTGTCCACGTTCCGCGGCCGCATCCTTTTTCGCAAAAGGAATCCTCCGTTCGGCGGCGCGCCGGCGGATTATGTGCTGTGGGCGACAAGCGTGATCGGGGTGACGCGGGTGTTCGTCGAGCGGCGATGGCAAGGCCCCGGCACGGTCAGAATCTTCCCGCTGATGGACGATCTGTTTCCCTTGACCAACGGCATCCCGGGCGCGGCCGATCTGGCGCGGGTCACTGATTTTCTGCAAACCGTGCAGCCGTCGGATGCGGTGGTGACGGTGGCCGCGGCAACGGCGGTGAATGTCAATCTGATCGTCTCAGGGCTGCTGCCGAACACCATCACGGTGCAGGAGGCGGTGCTGGCCGAACAGCGCGCCGCGTTTCGAAGGCGGTCGCGGGTGGCGGGGATGGACACGGTGTTTCCATCGATGCCGTTTCTCGCCTGGCCGACCGCCTATTCGCAGCAATGGCTGTGGGGCGCGCTCAACGACGCGGTCGGCGAGCAGAGCTCCACTTTGGTCGCGCCGATCGCCAACGTCGCTCTGAGCGACGGGCAGCTGCCGGTGCTCGACACTGTCACCTTTCTACCTCCCGAATAGGGTTTTTAGGAAATGACCACTTGCTCCACCAACATGCCGGGGCCTTTCGAGTGCCCGACGCTCGAGCAGAGCATCGCTGCGACAGCTGCATTGCTGCCGCGCGGGCGGGCGTGGCCGGCCAACAGTGCCGGCATCCTGCCGAATTATCTCGCGTGGCTCGGATCTCTGACTGGGATACCTGCACCGTCCGATTATCCGCCGGGCTATGGCCAGATGGGCTTCATCGCCGCGTGTGGCGCGGTGCGGAATTTCATCGAGACGCAGCTCTGCGCGCTGCGGCTCGAATTCTGGTGCGCCACCGAGACGCTGACCAACGATCTATGGCTGGAAGAGTACGGCCTGCCGGACGATTGCGATCCGTTTCCGATCCTGTGCGCCAAGGTCGCAGCATTGGGCGGCCGGCGCTGCGAGCTCTATCAGGAGCTCACCGAGGCCAACGGCTGGATCATCGAATGCGCTGCGGGCGCGTCATGTCTCGGCGTCAATGCGTTCGCGAGCGGCGGCATGGCCGGCAACATCCTGCTCGGCGCAGCGCCCTCGCCGAACCAGGTCGCCATCATCGTCGACCTCGAGGAAAGCCCGGCCTTCAACGGCGGGGCGCAGACGCCGTTTCTGGCGAACCGCATCTTCGCCGGCATGCCGATCTCGTGCCCGCCCGACATCGCACCATTGCAATGCCTGATCGAACGCATCGCGCCGGCACATGTCGTCGTGAATTACCAAACCATCTGAAGGAAATCCGTTCATGGCCATCGATATCCTAGGCCCCGCCTCGGCGCAAAATTCGATCACCAATCGTCCGGCGCAGACCACCACCTATGGCGCGATCCGCACCTGGTTCAAGGCCTGCAGCTCGCTGACCTCGCAAGACGGCACCCAGCTCACCAACGACTACCTCAACAATATGCTGGCGCAGTTTCGCACTGCCTTCGACGGCACCGGCATCGTCGAGGACAATGGCGACGACATGCTGTTGCGCGCGATCCAGTCGATCGGCATCCGCTATGGTTCGGATATCGGCGGGGTCAACGCGCTGGTGGTGAACTTCTCGCCGCCGGTCGAGGCGCTCACCGCCAATCTGACATTGGCCGTGGTGGTTGCGTTCACCAATAACTCCTCGACCGTCACGATCAATCCGAACGGCAGCGGGGTCACCAGCATCGTCGGCAATGACGGCAATCCGATCGCGCCGAACCAGATGGTCGCCGACAATGTCGCGCTGCTGCAGTTCGTCGGCGGCAAGTTTCAACTGCTCAATCCGGTCGCGAATTCCGGCGTGCCCGCCAACGAGACCATTTTTACCTCGTCCGGTACGTGGACCTCCGGACCCAACACCACGCGCGTCAAGGCCAGGGTGTGGGGCGCAGGCGGGGGAGGCGGCGGATCGACAACGTCGGGTGGCAGTGGTCTCGGTTCTGGGGGAGGCGGCGGCGGTTATTCCGAGGGTGTTTTTACGGTTACGCCAAACACCACTTATACCGTGACGGTTGGAGGCGGGGGCTCCGGCGGCTCGACCGGAAACGGCACGGCTGGCGGGACATCCAATTTTGCATCGCTCATTAGCGCGACTGGCGGCGGCGGTGGTAAAGTCGGTGCAGGCGCCATTGCGACAACAGTCGGC